AAGAAGCGAGTATCAATATGGATTATCACAAAGCAATCAAGAAAACAGTGACAGAAACTATTGAGTACGAGGAGGTAGAACATGACTGAACAAACTAATCAAGATGTCGATATTTTAACGCAACTAGGTGTAAAAGACATCAGCAAACAAAATGCAAACAAGTTTTATAAATTTGCGATATACGGCAAGTTCGGTACTGGTAAAACTACGTTTTTAACAAAAGATAACAATGCCTTAGTACTAGATATAAATGAGGACGGAACAACGGTAACAGAAGATGGGGCAGTTGTGCAGATTAAGAATTATAAGCATTTTAGTGCAGTGATTAAAATGCTGCCTAAAATTATTGAACAACTAAGAGAAAACGGAAAACAAATTGATGTTTTAGTGATTGAAACAATCCAAAAGTTACGTGATATCACTATGGACGACATCATGGACGGTAAATCAAAGAAACCGACATTTAATGATTGGGGCGAGTGTGCTACACGCATTGTAAGTATTTATCGTTATATTTCTAAATTACAAGAACATTATCAATTTCATCTTGCTATAAGCGGACACGAGGGCATTAACAAAGACAAAGATGATGAGGGAAGTACTATCAATCCAACAATCACGATAGAGGCACAAGACCAAATAAAAAAAGCAGTCATCAGTCAATCTGACGTGTTAGCAAGAATGACAATAGAAGAACATGAGCAAGACGGCGAAAAAACTTATCAATATGTACTTAACGCTGAACCATCAAATTTATTCGAGACAAAGATAAGACACTCAAGCAACATCAAAATTAACAACAAACGTTTCATTAATCCAAGTATTAACGATGTTGTACAAGCAATTAGAAATGGTAATTAAAAATTAATTAAAAGGACGGTATAAAAATTATGAAAATCACTGGTAGAACACAATACATTCAAGAAACTAATCAAGAGGCATTCATGAAAGGTGGGGACTTTTTAGGAGCTGGAGAATTTACAGTAAAAGTTGCAAATGTCGAGTTTAACGACAGAGAAAACAGATACTTCACGATTGTTTTTGAAAACAACGAAGGTAAACAATACAAACACAACCAATTCGTCCCACCATTCCAACAAGATTATCAAGAAAAACAATATATCGAGTTACTTAGTAGATTAGGAATTAAATTGAACTTACCAGATTTAACTTTTGACACAGATCAATTAATTAACAAAATCGGAACTATTGTACTTAAAAATAAATTTAACGAGGAACAAGGCAAGTATTTTGTAAGACTCTCATATGTAAAAGTTTGGAATAAAGACGATGAAGTAGTTAATAAACCAGAACCTAAAACTGATGAGATGAAACAAAAAGAACAGCAAGCAAATGGGAAACAGACGCCAATGAGTCAACAATCAAACCCATTCGCTAATGCTAATGGTCCAATAGAAATCAATGATGATGATTTACCGTTCTAGGACGTGGTTTAAATGCAATACATTACAAGATACCAGAAAGACAATGACGGTACTTATTCCGTCGTTGCTACTGGTGTTGAACTTGAACAAAGTCACATTGACTTACTAGAAAACGGATATCCACTAAAAGCAGAAGTAGAGGTTCCGGACAATAAAAAACTATCTATAGAACAACGCAAAAAAATATTCGCAATGTGTAGAGATATAGAACTTCACTGGGGCGAACCAGTAGAATCAACTAGAAAATTATTACAAACAGAATTGGAAATTATGAAAGGTTATGAAGAAATCAGTCTGCGCGACTGTTCTATGAAAGTTGCAAGGGAGTTAATAGAACTGATTATAGCGTTTATGTTTCATCATCAAATACCTATGAGTGTAGAAATGAGTAAGTTGTTAAGCGAAGATAAAGCGTTATTATATTGGGCTACAATCAACCGCAACTGTGTAATATGCGGAAAGCCTCACGCAGACCTGGCACATTATGAAGCAGTCGGCAGAGGCATGAACAGAAACAAAATGAATCACTACGACAAACATGTGTTAGCACTGTGTAGACAACATCATAATGAACAGCACGCAATTGGCGTTAAGTCGTTTGATGATAAATATCACTTGCATGACTCGTGGATAAAAGTTGATGAGAGGCTCAATAAAATGTTGAAAGGAGGAGAATAATGGTTAAATCGATATTTTTACAAGATGGAGAAGAAATTTTAGTTGATGATGAAGATTACGAGAGAGTTAATCAGCATACTTGGCATAAAGCTTTTAAAGATAATTACAGAATGATTGTGAATAGTGATAAAAAGCATTTACCTGATTTTATTCTAAAAAAAAGTTTCCAAAAAATAAAAAACAATGATTTCACAAGAAAAAATCTAACAACTGAAGGTAATAAAACAAGATGGAGCAAAGCGAAGTGTAACAATTCATCTAAATATAAAGGCGTTTCATGGGATAAAAAAAATAATAATTGGTATGCATGTATAGCTGTTGATAAAAAAACCAAAAACTTAGGTCACTTTGTAAATGAAGATGAAGCAGCAAAAGCTTACAACAATGCAGTTAATGAATATTGGGGTGGTGTTGGTTACCTTAATATAATTGGAGAAGATAATAGGCTGAAAAAAAGAAACTATAAAACAAACATAAAGCAATTGAAGAGGGGAACTGATAAAAACAATTTAAGAGGAATAAACAAAATAAAACATAGATATTATTCAAAAATATTTTATTCTGGCAACTATATAGCGTTAGGCGGATATGACGATTTAAACAAAGCGAGATTAGTTTACAACAAATGTTCGTCATACCTGCATGGATCTGACGCGATCCTTAACGACGTACCTATGACAGATGAACTTAAAGAATTCATATCTAACTGGGAAGTACCGGACAAAATAAAAGCGCTGAAAGGAGAAGACAATGGGAGAAGTATCGTGGATAAAACTTAAAGTTGGCATGTTTGATGACAGCAAAATCAAATATATCGAAGCTTTACCCGAAAGAGATACGATCATAACCATTTGGGTTAAGTTGCTAACTTTATCAGGAAAGTACAACGAACAAGGTTACATTATGTTATCTGAAAACTTGCCGTATAACGAAGAAATGTTAGCAAATGAGTTTAGCCGACCTATTAACTCAATAAGGTTAGCAATACAAACTTTTGAGACGTTGGGCATGATTGAAAAAGTTAATGGTGTCATAAAAGTGACAAACTGGGAAAAACACCAAAACATTGAAGGACTCGAGAAAATCAGGGCTCAGAACAGGTTGAGGAAACAAAAGCAACGAGAAAACAACAGAAAATTGCTAAATGGTCACGTGACGTCACGTGACAGTCACGCAACAGAAGAAGATAAAGAATTAGAAAGAGATAAAGAAAAAGATATAGATAAGAACTTAAGTTCAAATAATAGCGCAACTGACGTTACGCATGAGCAATTTGAGGAATGGTGGAAACTTTACAACAAGAAAAAAGATAAGAAGATGTCTTTCACTAAATTCAAATCATGCGTAAAGAAACATACTTTTGAGCAAATCATGCAAGGTACTCGAGAGTATTTAAAAACTATTACAGACAAACAATATCAAAAGTACCCTAAAACGTTTTTAACTAACGAAAGCTATATGAATGATTATAGCGAAGAGATTAAAGAAACTGGTATAGATCAATTGGAACGTATGAAGTACGACGAAAGTTATTGGGACTAGGAGGATGTTATGAAACCGTTATTCAACGAAAAAATAAACGAAAGTTTAAAAAAATATCAACCAATCGAAGTAATACTAAGACAGAATTGCGATAAATGCGGGCATCAATATGACTTATATAAGTTTGAAAATGGATATGAATACAAAGACGGTTGCGAATGTGAAATTCAAAGATTGGCTTACGAAGAATACAAAAGGAATAAACAAAAGAAACTTGATTATATTTTCAATCAATCAAATGTTAATCCGTCATTAAGAGATGCAACGGTTAACAACTATAAGCCACAAAATGAAAAACAAGTAAAAGCTAAACAAACAGCAATAGAGTATGTACAGGGTTTCTCTACAAAAGAACCAAAATCATTAATATTGCAAGGTTCATACGGAACTGGTAAAAGCCACCTAGCATACGCTATCGCAAAAGCAGTTAAAGCTAAAGGGCATACGGTTGCTTTTATGCACATACCAATGTTGATGGATCGTATCAAAGCGACATACAACAAAAATGCAGTAGAGACTACAGACGAGCTAGTCAGATTGCTAAGTGATATTGATTTACTTGTACTAGATGATATGGGTGTAGAAAACACAGAGCACACTTTAAATAAACTTTTCAGCATTGTTGATAACAGAGTAGGTAAAAACAACATCTTTACAACTAACTTTAGTGATAAAGAACTAAATCAAAATATGAACTGGCAACGTATCAATTCAAGAATGAAACACAATGCAAGAAAAGTAAGAGTAATCGGAGACGATTTCAGGGAGCGAGACGCATGGTAACCAAAGAATTTTTGAAAATTAAACTTGAGTGTTCAGATATGTACGCTCAGAAACTCATAGACGAGGCACAGGGCGATGAAAATAGGTTGTACGACCTATTTATCCAAAAACTTGCAGAACGTCACACACGCCCCGCTGTCGTCGAATATTAAGGAGTGTTAAAAATGCCGAAAGAAAAATATTACTTATACCGAGAAGATGGCACGGAAGATATTAAGGTCATCAAACATGAAGATAACGAGAATGAAGTTTATTCGCTCACAGGAGCCCATTTCAGCGACGAAAAGAAAATTATGACTGATAGTGACCTAAAACGATTCAAAGGCGCTCACGGGCTTCTATATGAGCAAGAACTAGGATTACAAGCAACGATATTTGATATTTAGAGGTGGCACATGGAAATAGAAATTAAATTTAACGAAACGTTTGAGGCACCTATGGGCTCGCCTCGTCCGCGCTTTCGTAATACGGGTAGATTTGTCCGAACCTACATGCCAACGGCTTATACAAAGCATAAAGCGTATATACAAGGGCAGATGCCTAAGTTAAATCTAGAGCACGCACTAAAAATTGAATTAGACTTTTACTTTCCATTGCTTAAATCATGGTCGAAGAAAAAGAAAATTGAAATGGTTGGGCAGTATAAAGTGACTAAGCCGGATATCGACAACTTAATTAAAACGGTATTAGATGCGTGTAATGGTCATGTATGGAAAGACGATAACCAAATTACAGAAATAACTAGCTCAAAGCGCTATGGACTAGAACCAAAAATAATTATGCGAGTTGAGGAAGTGATCTAATGCAACAACAAGCATATATAAACGCAACGATTGATATAAGAATACCTACAGAAGTTGAATATCAGCACTTTGATGATGTAGATAAAGAAAAAGAAACGCTGGCAGATTACTTATATAACAATCCTGACGAATTACTAGAGTATGACATTTTAAAAATTAAAAATGTAAATGTAGAGGTGGAATAAATGGCGAAAACAGCAAGAATTGTAAGGATACATGATAAACCTTATAGGTTCAGTAAATTTGAAATGGAATTAATTGAAAGTCACGGTATAACACCTGGAATGGTTTCTAAAAGAGTAAAAGACGGTTGGGAACTACATGAAGCAATGGACGCACCAGAAGGCATGCGTTTAAGCGAGTACAGAGAAAAGAAAACAATAGAAAGACTGGAACAAGCTAGACTCGAACGCAAATTGGAAAGAGAGCGAAAGAAAGAGGCAGAGCTAAGAAGAAAGAAGCCACATTTGTTTAATGTACCTCAGAAACATTCACGTGATCCGTACTGGTTTGATAATACTTATAACCAAATGTTCAAGAAGTGGCAGGAAGTATAAATGCCTAAAACCGATAACGCACGCAAAGAATACTTAAACCAATTTTTCAGATCTAAGAGATATCTGTATCAGGATAACGAGCGAGTGGCTCATACTCATGTAGTAAACGGCACTTATTACTTTCATGGGCATATCGTACCAGATTGGCAAGGTGTGAAAAAGACATTTGATACAGCGGAAGAGCTCGGAATATATATAAAGCAACATGGTTTGGAATACGAGGAACAGAAGCAACTAACTTTATTTTAGAGGAGATGGAAACAATGAAAATCAAAGTTAAAAAAGAAATGCTATTAGACGAGTTAATTAAATGGGCGCGAGAAAATCCGGAGCTATCACAAGGGAAAATATTTTTTTCAACAGGATTTAGTGATGGATTCGTTCGTTTTCATCCAAATACAAATAAGTGTTCGACGTCAAGTTTTATTCCAATTGATATCCCCTTCATAGTTGATATTGAAAAAGAAGTAACCAAAGACACGGTATTTGATAAGTTGTTTGAAATGTACGAGATGGAAGGAGGAGTCTATGAAACCGTATTATATGCAAACACTAGTATAAAAGAATGTTTATATGGTAGACGTTTGCCTACCAAAGCATTCTATATCTTAAACGATGATATGACGATGACGTTAATTTGGAAAGATGGGGAGTTGGTAGTATGATGCCGAAATTTAGAGCGTGGGATAAATTAGGTAAGGAAATGCACAAAGTAAGTGCTATTGATTTTAGTAGCAAAGGTGCAAGAATTATTCGTTTAGCTGGAGTACAGTCTAACGGTAAGGAAAATCATAAAAGATGGCATTCATCTGTTGAACTCATGCAATCTACAGGAGTTAAAGATGTGAATGGTGTGGAGATATTCGAAGGCGATATAGTGAAAGTTAATGTGCTAGAAGGAATTGGACCGAATGCAAGAATTGTTTTTAAAAACGGTATGTTTGGCGTTGAAGATGACATGCATGGATACGGTTACGACAAAGGGCTTTATTCTCTAAACCTCATCATTAATAGACACGAGGTAGAAGTTAAAGGCAACATATTTGAATCATCTCATTTATTGGAGGTAACAGAATGAACTATGAAACAGGATTCCAAATAGGCGTAACGGAAGCTAGGTTGAAGAAGATGAGAAAACAACGTGATGAGTACAAGAAGCAACGTGACGAGCTTATTGGG